CAGCAGGGAGAGCACTTGCCTTACAAGCAAGGGGTCATCGGTTCGAGCCCGGTTGCTCCCACCAAGCGCAAACCGCTGGGACATCGACGTTTCAGCGGTTTTTGCTTTCAGAGAATCCATGCAACTCTAATTTCTTGTACCATTTTTTGTACCAAATAGAGACCAAACAAGTGCTATATATACCTATTTATATATAGTTTATGGACAAAAAGGCATAAAAAACAGCCGCCCTTTCGATCGGTCAGTTACCTCCTCCCCTCCGCCCCGGACTCTCCGTAAAGCCGAGACGGAGGGTATATGAAAAGGAGAAAAAATGAACCTTAATAGACTATCCGTCTGTGTCTGTGTCATCGAGCTCCGGCAACCCACCAACATTCATCAACAGCGAGACAGTAGCTGATAGCGTTGCTGTTGACAGAACGATTGGCCAATTAACCTCGCCAAGCGTTCTTGCCGTTGCTCCAATGGTTGCCACGGCTGACTGAGCCCAGGTCTTTAAGGCTCGGATGCCGGCGGCTTTCCACCACTTCTTACTCGTGATATTGTGTTTCATTTCTTGGATGCTCCTTTCTTTTTGGTAGCGCTTCAATCAGGGGCAAGCAATCATGCAGGATTAGGTCATAATCCTCATCCCCTTCAGGGATGCAGTCCTTGTAACGCCTAATGCAGAGCATGTAATTCTCCCACTGCAGCTGAGTTATGTAGCCTTGTTCATCGTATTTCTCGGTGTGGTTAAAAATCTTGTCCCCAAGCGCTGATCGTCGGTATTCCTTAGACTCTCTTGTGTTTTCCTTGTAATCGTCACTAAGGGTGCATAAGTTGGTATTGATTGTGCTCACACTCTCCTCGACATTTTCCAGTCGTTTTTCGTGGTCAAGGAGGGTAGTTCTCCAACACGTTTTCTTTCCCCACCAATCCTTGATTTGTTGCCGGTACTTGATTAGCGAGGCAATGATCGTTAGCAAAGCGACAATACAGGCAAGTATCGTGCTGACAATTCCTAATGTGCTCATTTCATCAGAGCCTCCCACGTTTGCGGCCCGACAACGCCGTCCACGTACAGTTTGTGGTCCGTTTGAAATTCTTTGACCATCCTGTCAGTAAGCGGACCTAAATTCTCGTCAGTAACCATCTTGTTGTCATCGGTATACCCGAGATTAATCAAGATCGCTTGTAACACGCCTACCACAGGCCCCTTATCGCCCTGCTTAAGCGTGTTGGCTTTCGCCCATGCGTCTACCTTATCTGCCGGCGACGGCTTTGGCGGCGACACAGATTTTGGTGTAGATTTAGGGGCGGGCTCGGTCGCGAGCACCTTGACGTACTTGGTTCCAAGGTGCAGCCATCCCTTTTCGGCAGGCACATATCCCCAACCTGAGGTCTCTTCCGCGATCTCGACGACGCTGTCTTTTGGCAGCGTTTTCAGGCGCTTAGATAGTGTTGACGGTTTTTCTCTTACATTTAGGCCGTGAGGCGTGATTATCTGTACCCGTTTACTTTCTGCCGGTTTAGGTGCTGGTGTAGTAGAGCCAGTCATCGCGGCTTTTACATCATGCCTAAAAGTGTCCATTGTGAAAGGCAATTTTAATTGAGCCCACAAATGCTCAGGGTCTCCGTGATTCGATGCGACGCCGGCCTTATGCCCTTCCTTGTGGCTGATCAGTGCGAGATGGTTTTTGCCCTTGATCTTCGCCAGCGGATCGAGGCCACGTCGCTTGAATATATCTGCGAACAATTCGACGGCCGTCCAGTAGTTTTCAATCACGTATTTCCTTGAAGCTTCAAGATGTTCAGGAGCAACCGTGAACTTACCGCCTTTGCCGTACTTCAACCACTTCGGCTCTGCCATTTCGACCTGGAACATGTAATTATTCGCGTTACCGTTAGGGCCGCTTCCAGAAGTCCATGGGCGCTTGTCCTCCGGCAGGCATTGGATAGCGACGCCAGGCTCGGTGACGTATGTAGGGCAGACCCGAGCGGTCACGCGATTCCACCGTGCCGCCCAGTTATCAGCTGATGCCTGGGGGCAGCCGACCGAGTGGAGCATACCACCTAAGACACCCTGCATCTTGCGAGGATCGTTATAGCACGGCGACTTGGTAGCATGTCTAATTTTGATTGTTATTGCCATTTGTTTTTCCTCCAATAAAAAACCCCAGCTATGCTGCAGCTGAGGTAATCAGTCTGATTATCTTAATGATGCTAGACATCAGGGCGCATTTTCGACCCAACCAAGGTCTTCTAGGATATCCTGAACTTCTTGCTTCAAATGATCAGGTACATCATCTATTGTTTTCTTTCCCTTCATAATTAAATTCGCATAGATAGCCGCCATCGTTCATCACCTGTCCTTTCTATAACAACATTTCATAGACTTCACACAGCACCAATTGCGTATCAGTTATCTGACTTTCCAAAGATTCATTTTTTTCATCAAGCATCTTGATGTATTCATCCTTGTCGTACTGAACCAAATTGTATTCAAAGCCAGTAAATCCTTCCTGCTCATCTATGCTCGGCTCAGTGACTGCCTGAATATCGGAGGCAATCCATACACTGAATTCATCGATACTCATTTCTTCAGGCATGACTGTACTCCTTGTTTTTCCAAAATCTTTCATGCTTTTTTACCGCCTTTCTTGTTTTTGCTTTTGATGTTGCGCTGATAGTATGCATCTGCATATTCCTGGATTGGCGCGATGTATTTCTGCTGCAATCTGTAACTGTCACAATGCATCAACCAACCCTTATATGAATTGATGGCGCACCATTTTGAATAATTCAGGTCTCTTCCTTCCATCCTGTCCTTGTTTATTCGATTCAGTTTCTTCTTCATTCGTTTGCAGGTACGTTTTCTCAGTAGTACATAATCTAAGAAAACTCTATAGCCAACGTAATCAACGCCTCTGATATAGGAAGGGAAGACCTGCCAATTTTCTTTAATTTCAAGTTTTAGATTCATTCTGAAGTATTCAGCAATGTCATCTTTCAACTTGTGTAAATCACTTTTATTTTCACCGAAAATAACAATGTCATCCATGTATCTAAAATAGTGTTTGACCCGCTTGACCTCTTTTATCCAGTGGTCAAAAGATGACAAATAAAGGTTGCCTGAGTACTGTGAAAGATAATTTCCAATCGGAATCCCAACACCACCAGGTGTCGAATCGATGATTTCATCTAGCAACCAAAGCAAATCCTTGTCCTTGAATAATCTTCTATACTGCATTTTCAAAATGGCATGATCAATAGAAGGATAGTATTTCTTTACATCTAACTTTAGACAGTATTGACAACCGGAGATGTCTGTTTGCATAGCGTGTTTCAGCTTGTACAAGCAAAGATGGATACCCTTTTCAGGAATCGCAGAATAGGTATCATCAGTAAAAGTTTTCAACAGATAAGGTTCAATGATTTGTAGAATCGCCCATTGGCAAATCCTGTCAGGGAAGTATGGTAATTTGTAAATCAGGCGTTCTTTCCCGGTGTCATTCCTGATAAAAGTTTTATATTCAGAAGTGTGGTAGGTTTTATTGATTAGCATTTCCTGGAGCCTCGCTAGGTACTCTTCAGGATTTTCATCAACCAGTTTGACTTCCTTATACCAGCCTTTACCTTTCTTCGCATTTTTATGCGCACGTCTTAGGTTGTCTATGTCATAGATCTTGGGGTATAGCTTTCCGTATCTTTTCATTTTGTATGCATATTGAATGGTCAAATCTTCAACTTTGAGAGTTTACCAATACAACCTTTCATCTTTTTATATTTTGGCAAGCGCCAGGGCAATTTGGTCACATATGTAAAAAGTAAAGTATCTTTCACACCTTACTTCTTTATAATTTATATGCATTTAGTGAGTGACTGCCGATGTTCCGATTCCGATTAGCCGCTGAATTATTCAAATTCCAATAGAAACTGCCTGCATTCGAGCCATTATTCCAATTACCGCCTAATAGAGCAATGGAATTGCTGACTTTTTCAGGTAGAGATTGTTTTATGTTCGCGTATAAGAATCAGTACAAATTGCCCAATAATTCAATGGTTAAGCCACTTTTGGCACATACAGCGAGCGACCGCCGATGCTCCGAGCCCGATTAGCCGCCGAATTAGCCAAATACCAAGAGAAACCGCCCGCACTCGAGCCACTACCCCAACTACCGCCCAAGAGAGCAATCGTATAATATTCGACAGCTCTATTCTGGTAAAAGTAGTCTCCGACGGGGACACTTGCATTGCCGAGAGCTTCAGAGGCAATGAATAGCCAATCATATTCTTCGTCATAAGCAAAAGCACTTATGTAGCCATTTGTGCCACTAATAGTGATTCCTGCGTCCTTGTATGCGCCATCATTTTTATTGTCTGTAAAATCGTTGTCTGCGATATAGACAGAGCCCTCACCATAGTTGTAAATGTTGATTCCATCAACCCACTTCCAAATGTTTCCGTAGAAGTTTTCTTCGCCCCTGTATGAGATCGCTGACCAACCGCTTTCACTGGTGACAGCCCCCGTAGCGTTTCCAAGATTAGTCGTGATACCGGTGAGTTCAGACATGTTGGTTGCGCCATCATCTGCTTTGCCTGTGATTCCAGCCCCAATTGCGGATTGCATGTTAAAACTTGCGTACTCAACAAGAAACAGAAGTGCCGTTGCAGTCACAGATTGAATCGTTGCTTGCGTCCACCCCGTCCCGCGCTTCGCGGCAAGGGCCCTGAACCCTGCTCTAGTTGCCCCGCTCTGTGACAGCCCGCTAGTTGGTTTAGCCCCCGCAATAGACGCGAGTACATCATTGTCAAAGTCGACGGTCTGCGCATCGTTGATGTTGTATGCATCAGCCGACGTGTCATAAGTGGACCCTTCATAAGCCGAAAGGTATATACAATCATTTTCCACGCCATTTCTAATAAACGCTGGATGCAGTTTGAATCCGGCTTTCTTAGTGGGCGAAATGTAATATCTGCCTTTCCGCAGGAGCATTCCTTTTTCACCGAGTCTTCTTTCAAGCTCAAGCGGGACAACCTTGTAATAGAACTTTGGCTGTTCCACCATGACCTGAACTTTTGTTCCGACTGGGTATGTGGTGTCGTCGAGGGTGACTGCTTGTGTCAAAGCGCCTGTTTCTGTGTACCCCGCCTCGCCATGATAAGCGAGGACGACGCCCGCATCCGTCAGAATGCATCGTTTACGCTTCCACGGATCAATAGCATCAAAGTCCGCTCCAGGAGTCATTGCGGAAGCACCTGCAAGTCGGGTGAATCGCTTGTTCACAAAGTCGACTTCAACACCATAGATGTCCTCTTCTGTGTAGCCTATATAAGCCTGCAGATCGTCAATTTGCCCTTGTAGGCTTTGGATGTCGCCGATGGTGGCAACCCCACCAGGGTCAACTTCAACCGTCACATTAGACGCATTCTGGACAGTAGTGACAAGCTTCAGAAAACATCCGCTGGACGATACTCCATTGTAAGGGGGCATCCATCCAGGCGTAGAAGCGCCACACGCTGCATATACAATTTCGCCCTCATCCGGATCTTGCGCATAAAGGGCAATTGTTCTGATGTGATACCCGGTTGTCAACAAAGCATTGGTGACTGCGCCTTCCACTTGCACCGCCGCATTACTTGTTTTTATAACCCTTGAGATACCTGAGGTTTGTTTTACGCCGCCAAGTGTGGCCATAGCAAGAATCTGTGCATCAGTGTATGCAGTTTCCGAAAGAGAAATCTTTGTGAATGTGATGTTCCCTCTGCCTGCAAGCATCTTCGCAATTAGTGCTTGACCTTTGTTTGTGATTACCATTGGCCTAAATTCCGCCATAATTTTTACCGCCTTTCTTTATAAACAGTAGGAGTCGCTGACTTCAATTTGATTCGTGATACAATGAGCCGTAAACCCGCCTGCTCCAGAATTAATAGTAAACACGTCATTAACAGAATCAGTTAGCATAATTTCACAAGCGCCCGAACCAGCTGCAGCTGGGCATGCTACGCCGCCCAAACTCCAGACAGCACCAAAAGAATCCGTCAATTGGAACATGTCTATAAACACTTGACCCACAGTGACATAGGCACTGCCCTCAATCAAATAGTCCAGGATGTTTTCTGCAATAACTTGAACGTTCGCAGGTAGCATATACCTAAAAATACGTTCCAAATCTTCAACTTGGCCATAAAGATCAAGATGTGTGGTGATACACAATTGATATTCGCTCCAGTTTTCAACTATTTCATAGTCTTCGCCACACAACATTTGTATCTTTTGTTGAAAATGATTCCATGTGTAAGAAAAGGTATACCCCCACCTAATAAAAACCCTTGAAATCCTTGATTCAAGAGTATCTTCAGAGGAAGGTGTGATTTTTAGGATTTTCTCAAATCTTGTAACGCCGCTATCATGTGCTGACAAGATAAATGCATCATCTAAAAAATCAGCAAGCTTATCCCACGCAAGTTCGAACTCCGGCTCCTCGGCGTCCATCAGACATTTGAAGTATGGAATCAGAAAGTTCGGAAGATAGTCTTTTAAGCTACGATCCGAGGGTAACATTGACATCACCTCGTTTCGGGACAGCGTTGGACGCGATTACTAAGTTTGTAGCTAGGCCGTTCAAAGTCATATCCTCAACGTCGATGATGTGCTCGACGTTGAGCATTAGCGCTTGGAGCGCGGCGCGTCGAACAACAACGTTTGGCAGATTCTCCCACTCTTTAGTTAATTCTAAGAGATAAGCGTCGAGCACCCCGTGAACGGCGGGCAGGACTTCCGAAATCGTGTAGCCTGTTTCAAGCATGAGCTTTGCCGACAGGTCTACCTCTTCGGATGTTGCTCCTTCGACGGTCACGATGTGTCCAATAGGTGCGATACCGTAGCCTTCTCCTGAGTTAACAGATGGGTCAACGGCGGTCTGTACAAAATCGACCAGCTCTGCGCTGGGCGCATCATAGTCGGAGTTGATAATGATGAGCTTCACTGTCCCTCCGCCGTCCCAATGCGGAATGACCTTAACTCCGCCGACTCCTTGAACTTCGTTTACTTTTTCTTTGTAGTCCGCAATGTTGCCCCCGAACGCTAACGAAGTAAAGGAATTAAGATACCGGGCCCGGAAGACTTCAGTGTCCTCTTCATCCTCTCCGGGGACTAAAATCTCTGTAATCTTTGCTGTTTCTAATCCGGGGATGTAATCGATAGGGATTAAATCGCCTGTTGCTAAAATTGCGCCCTCAGTTTCGCAAATCAACTTATAGACGCCGGGAGCGAGCTCACAGTCAACATAGTAGTTGTGCATACCTAGATTAAAACGAGTCCCTGTGGGAACCGCTAAGGTATCTGGGGTAAATTCCCCTTTAACTCTTGC